TTGAGGATATCATAAACAACATCATAGTGAATTTGTTGAGAGATAAAAGATTCAAGTTTTTTGGAGATATCATTCTTTTTATTTTCCGATTCATTTAGACTATTTTCTAATATAGAAATATTGTTTGAGGCTTCTTTGTCTTTCTTATCTTTTTCAATTACTTTGATATTGGATTCTGCATTTCCAATTCTGTAATTTAAGCTATTAATCTCTTGCGCTCTTGCTCTAGACAAGACCATGAGTTTTTCATATTCTTTCTTAGATGCTTCTAGTTCAATATTTTTCTTTTCCGCAACTTTAAGTGCCTCAGAACAATCTTTGACTTTCTTGCGTTTTTCTTCCAGATGCTTTTCTTTTTGATCTATTGGAAGAACTTGTAAGCAACACTTGCAGGTTGCATTTTCTTCTAATGCCTTGATGTCATCCAGTAGCGTAGCATGAAGCGTTTCTGTCTTTACCAACATAGATGGAACATCTTTGAGTGATTCAATCTTTTTATTAATCTTTGTTATTTGTTCTCCAAGCTTTTTATGATCGTCAAGTTCAGTCTTAACTAGAACTCTATCTTGATCTATTTGGTCTTGGTATTCTTTAATGCGATTAATAAGAACATTGATATCGTCTGCATTGCTAGTCTTTACTTGATCAATAAATTCTTTTTGAGATTTGATCTTTTCATGAGCAATCTTGACCAAACTTTCATGCTCTCCGATAGACACTTTCAACGAACTAAGTTGTCCCTTTACGTGCTGGTTCATATCTGCCAAGATATCAAGATCCAAAAGACCTTCAATGATCTTGCGGCGCTCGGAAGGAGTCAACTGCATAAATGGTATGAAGTTTGATTTACCAAGGATGACAACCTGCTTAAAGGCTGCATAATCAAATCCAAGAATATGCTCTTCAAACATTTCTTGGTAATCTTTTGACTTGGCATTCTGGTCAATCATATTCCCATCTTTGATAATTTCAAAGATCTTTGGAGATAGGCCACGGCGAACCAAATAATGAGATCCTGCCTTGTTGAACTCTATCTCAACTAGGCAATTCTTGCCATTAACAGTGTTTACAAGCTGCGGTATATTAATGGGTCGGAAGGGCTTTCCAAACAATCCAAAGCACAGGGAGTCCAATAGCGCAAAAGACTTGCCATGTCCGTTGGTACCCGTGACTAGCGTGGTCTTATGGTTATCTAGTTTAATCTCTGAAAAATTGGTGCCAAACGATCCAAAATTTTTAAACCGAACTTTTAAAAATTCAATCACTCTTCATCCTTTGATAGTGCACTATTATACGCTTCATCTATGATTCTGGCAAGGAACTTCTTGTCAATAGACTTTTCCTGAATAGTCTCAAGTTCTTCGTGAAGAAGTTGAAGAGTATCCTTATGAACATCTACCGCCACCAGTTCAGGGTTCGCAGATACTTCTTCGGTCACTGCCAGTTCTGCCACGCCTGCTTCATAGAACTTATCCATGTATTTTTCAAAACTCGCAGCCTTCGTGCGCTTCTTGATAAAAATCTTGACATAGCAGTCCTTGAACTTTGAGTAGTCAAGTTTTTCTGGTTCGTCTTCATTATAATCAAACGTATAGAATAACTTTTTGTTATTTTCGACAAATACCAGTTCTCTAGCCAAAAAGTCAAATGTGTGGAATCCTTTTGGTTCCCATACATCTGAGAAAGCCATCTGGTATTGCGTACCAAGATAATGAATATTGTCACGAGTGGACTTAATATGATAATGCCCAGTAAGAACGTATTCAAACTTGTCGAAGTGTTTGGGATCATATCCTTGCTCTATAAAGATACCACGAATACTCTGAAATCCAAATAATTCTAGATGTCCCATAAGAAGGGAGCATGTGGTATTGGTGATAAACTTTGCTGCTTGTCCTTCATTTTCTGGATTAATCCACGGTAAAAGAGCCACGCAACCTGCTGAGGTTTGAATCTCGGTGGGTTCAGAATAGATTTCCCAGTTTTGATATGGAGCAACCAACTCGTGCAACGAGTTTACATTGTTATTGTTACGGTAATACGTGTCGTGATTACCACAGATTGCAATGCATTTGATTCCCATGTCTCTAAGAGGTTCGAAGAATCGTGTGCGTACTTGATGAAGAGTCTTGAAGTTTATGTACTTTCTACGATCAAAAACATCTCCCAGATGGAAGATGGTCTTAATTTTGTTTTCCTTGAGATAGGGAAACAACTGTTCTTCAAAAAACGATAAAAAGTATTCAAGCACGATAGGAGAATCGGCCTTATAGCCGAAATGGGTATCGTTAAGAATTATTGCTTTCATATATCAAGAGTATCTTTTTTAGATTTTCTTTTTCTTTTAATAGAAGTCTTGGCTGGCTTTAACATATCATCAAATCGTTTCATGTCAAGATCCGTCAAGCCAAAGAAATCTCTTCGTCCTATATCAATCCCAGCATAGGTTTCATTAAACCAATTATGAAAATCTTTATCATTCTGCTGTTCTGCATATTTGTACTGGGTATACTTTTCTTTCTTTTCTTTGTTTATAATACGCACAAAAGAAAACCAGCAAATCTGTGTTAGGTAGCCAAATGGGCTAGTAGACTTGCTGGGATCAAAGTTATCAATATAAGTTATGCAATTTAATACTGCATCTGATACCATCTCTTCTCTATACGGATAATTTGCAAAATTTGGTCTGAATGATAAACGTGATGCTATCTTTAAAACACATTCACCTATAAAATCAGGTAACTTTGGTTTCTTTCTTCCAGCATTTTCGGCATCATCACGCTTTTTACGATATTCTACTAAAGCATCATATAGTTCTTGATTACTTACGTAATCTGCATCAGATGCTTTCTTTTTCTTGGATGGGTTTTTCATTTTTTAAGTATATCATCAAATTATAAAAAAACAAATTTAAATTACCAATAAGAACCCTGTTCCACTGTGTGAACACCTAGAAGTGTTTTTTATATATATTACAATGATTCTTTTGATTTTTATTATTGTGATTGATGAATTTGTATAACTTCATCAACTCTATTGGATACCATGTGTTTGGTAGTTATTTTATTGTATAAATTTAAAGACAATTTGTTTCTGTATTCAGCATCATTCAAAAGACGATTCATCTTTGTAAGACATTCTTCTTCACCAGAATAAAAAGCCATATCTTCATCTTCTGTAAAAAGCTCATATATACCACTTTTAAGAGATATTCTGTTTGTCAACACTGCATTGCCACAACCACCAATTTCAAAAAGTCTTCTTGTTACTTCATCATATCTAGCATATTGATAAGAAATTGTTCCCGAATTAAAAAAATCAGTATTATCATAATTCCAAACTTTTTCATTTATAAATTTATCACCAAATGTTTGTTTTAAAATTGCTGTATTTGGTCTATCACCACAAGTTGTTACACAAATATTTTTTTTATTTGGATTATTTTTTTTATAAAAAATTTCATCATCACAAAAACATGGCATCCAATAAGATGTTAGTCCCATAGATTGATATATTTTATGACATCGTAAATCCGGTGTAAGTAAAACATCAATATTGTGAACTCTTCTTTGATTATGGTAAAATGCCTGTGGTTCATCACCAAGTTCCATATACAATTTTTTATTTGTTTTGTTTCTTAATATAGAGAGTTCTCTATCAAAAGATTCACAAGGACCACACCAACAAAATAATACAAAATCAACTTCATCTATGTGCTGATATATTTTTTCAAATGATATATTGTGTGGATTTAAATCTGAAACATAAATTACATTATGTCCTTTTTTTTGAAAAGACTTTCCCCAACCGAGTGGAGTGCTCCAGAGATCTTTTTCTGGTACTGAATGGTATGCGAGTATTAAATTCATATTAATTATTTTTTTTTTAACCAGTCTTCTAATTTTATTTTTGGAGACCAACCTATTTCTCTTTGGATTTTTGATATATTTGCTAATGTTATTCTTGATTCACCAGATCGAGATGAAATATTAGTCGTTGGTCCACCAACCATTTCAGCAACTTGATTTATAGAATAGTTGGTACCAGTACCAACATTATATATTTGTCCATACTGATATATTTTATTTTCCGAGCCATTTACTTGCCATTCATCGAATTCTTTAGTTGCTGCCATTATATTTGCGGAGACAACATCTGAAACATGAGTAAAATCTCTTCTCTGTTCTCCATCTCCTACGATTGTCATAGATTCACTTGCATTTTTTTGTCTTTGAAAAATCCCAACAACTGGAGCGTATTGCCCTTTTAGTGGTTGTCTTTCTCCATAAACATTAAAGTATCTAAAAATAATAGTTTGTATACCATATAATTTTGTATACATTTTACACAATTCTTCACCTGCAGTTTTAGAAACTGAATATGGATTCAAGCAATCATTTGGCATATCTTCTTTTAATGGAATATTATTTTTTAATCCATATGCCGATGACGTAGAAGAATATATAAATCTTTTTACATTATATTTTCTGGAAAGTTGTAAGATTGTAGCTGTTCCAACTATATTAGTTTCTATAGCTTTTAATGGATCTATGATTGATGGTTGAATACGTGCTTCTGCAGCCAAATGAAATACTACATCTGGTTTATGTCTTTTAAAGACATCAGAAGACATAACATAATCACATATATTATATTTGTAATTATTTGATTTATCATTCCAATAAAATTGTTCATTTGAATCCGAGGATTCATTGTCAATAACTGTTACATCATGACCCTGGTCTATCAAACAATCTACGAGATTTGATCCAATAAACCCTGCGCCACCTGTTACTAAACATTTCATTTTATATATCCTATATTATTGTAAAAAAGTTGCAAATTTTGATTCTATTGTCTTGTATGAAATTGCATTTTTGTTTTCTAGATCTTTAATATTGATGAACAACACACCTTTATCAATTAAATCTTGATTGCTGGCTTTAATATGTTCAAAGAAATTCCATGCAAGAACTATTACTACTTTTGGTAAATTTTCTACAAAATATTTTTTATTTACAATTTTAATATTGACACCGGGAATGTATTTTCCATTTTTTAATGGATTGTCATCGACTGTGTAATCAATAAACTGATCACCAATATTATAATAATTTAAAGATGTCGTTGCTTTAGCCGGAGATCCATATGCCGAAATATTGTTATATTTGTTTTTTAATTGTTTGACATTTTCATTAACAATTTTTTTAATATTTTCAATATTATTGGCAAATGTTTGATAGGTTTCAAAATCAGTAATTCCAAATTTAAATTCGTCATCTAAAAATTGTTGTACACTTGAATCAATCTTACAACCAATTCTTGAAACATAAACTCTTATTGAACCGCCGTGAGTATTTACATGTTCTACCTTATATACACAGAATCCCAAATTATTGAAAAAATTGTTTATTGAAGTAACACTCCAATAATTAAAGTGTTCATGATAGATATTATCAAAAGTCAAATCTTTGATTGTATCTTTTAAATATTGAACTTCTACAACAAAGGATCCATTGGGTTTTAATAAATCAAAAGCATGTTTAGCAATATTTACTAAATTATCTGAGTGCGCAAAAACATTTGAAGCAGTAACCAAATCTGCTTTACCATAACTATTGATAATTTGATCAACTGAAGATTTTTCAAAATATTCATTAACTACTGGAATACCATTTTTATTAGAAAGTTCTGCAATGTTCTTTGCTGGTTCTACACCAACTACTTTTATACCATATTTTTGAAATGGTTTTAGACCAATACCATCATTACTTCCAATATCTACAATTAAACTATCTTCATTTAATTTGAATTCTTTTACATATTGTTCGGCAGCATCTTCAAAGTGTTTTCTGAATGATGCAGCAGTTGAAGATACATAAAGATAATTGTCAAACATTTTTTCTGCTGGAACAGATACTGAAAGTTGGCAATTGTGGCATTTTGGGCAGTAATTCATTTCAAGGGGATACATTTCTGTATATTCTTGAATTTCATTTTTTAAATTATTTGCTAAAGGAGATTCACCCAAAGAAACAACGCGCTCTAAGTGCTTATTATCACAAGATCGACATGTTAATTTATAACTTTCAAGTAAACGATTTTTTAAAGCTTCATCTACCAAAATATATGAAATTGTATGCGTCACTCCATAGTTTTCATGTTCTCTTTCACCGCGAACAAGATTTAAGAAAATTGAATCTTCAGTAAAAATCATTGCGTGAGCAACATTTGGTTTAATAATTGCTATATCACCTTCGTTGATTACTCTAGTTTCAATTTTTGCATTTGGATCAGCAAGATCTTTAATAACGCTAATATATTGGCCCTTTATTAGCAAGCATTTTTGTTCTTGAATTGGGTGATAATGATTAGCTCTTACTGAGCCTTTTTTGGATTCGATATATCCAATTAAGTTAATTGGTTCAGTAAGTTCATAATTATTAATTCTTCCTCTGCTGTCAACAAATTCTTTTCCGCCTCTGTCAATATATTCTAAAGCAGGATTTATTGTTCTTGCTGACCAATTTTTAATCATATCTTCCATTACTTGTTTTAAATCATATCTAAATTTAAAACCAGTTGAAAGAAGCTTCTTATTAGAAATAGTATAACCAAGATTTGGAATTTCATCTTCTGTTTCTATAATTGTTACAGATGGATTAATTTCTTTGCAAATGTTAGCAACATCTTTAACTGTTATTGTTTCTTTGGAAAGATGAAATAGTTCTCTGTTTATATTTTTATTCTCTGCCATAAATTTCATGCAGCGAGCTACATCTAGCAAAGGAACTAGACTCTTTAACTGAACCCCTCCAGAAAACAATTTAATTGTTCCGTTTAAAGAAGTAACTTTAGCAAACAAATTAGGCATAATACCAATACGCATAGTATCGGTAGAATATCCATATACGGAAGCCAATCTTAAAATTACATAATTTTTATCAGATTCAAAAAAATCTTTTTCAGATGCAACTTTTCCCTGTGCATATGTTAATACAGGGCACGGGTCAACATTTTCTGAAATATCTGTGGTGGTTTGTTCAAATCCTTCATAAACAACATGAGTTGAAGGAAATATAATTTTGCATTCTTTTTTTACATTGTTTATTATATTTCGGGTACCTAATACAGCAGTGTCTGTGATTAGTTTATCCTTTTCTGGGTCGGCTTGAGTTTTTACATAGGCAACATCCGTGACTCCAGCCAAATGAATGACTACATCTGCATCTTTAATGATTTCAGAAATAATTTGTTCATCTAGAATAGATGCTTGTGTGTAATTAAATCCCCAGTCACGCAATTGTTTTACACGCTCGGAGACAAATCTACTGTCTACTACTGTAATATTTTTAAATCTTGTCTCCCCAGAATAAAGTTTGCACAATTCTGAGCCAATGTATCCTAATCCACCTGTAATCACAATTTTTTCCATATTATTTACCTTTAATGTAATATTATACCTTTATTTTTATAAATGTCAACTTAAAAATATATTATTAAATATATTCATAATTTTTTCTGGTGTGTAATCACCATAACAATTCCAATCAGTTTTATAATTCTTTTTAAAATTTAAAAGAAGATTAAATAAAGATTCGTAAGAATTATAGTATAAACCTTTATTTCCCAATATTTCAATATGATTTCTTTCAGGAGAATTGAAATAAGTCATAACAGGTTTATTTTTAAATGAAAATTCTGCACAAGCCATTCCAAAAGTTTCTCCAACATCTCTTGCATGAAGCATTGCATCACAAGTATTAATGTACTTTGTTTTTAATATTGGATCCACTATAGAATCTAAAAATATAACACGTTCATGGTTAACAAAAACTGGAGTATTGAGGAATATAAAATAAATATCTTGTTTTTGTTGTAAAACGTCGATTATAGCCTGTTTTGCCCACTGAATGTCAAATGTATCCTGACCACCATGTCTACCAATAACGATTGCATTATCTGATATATTTAATTCTTTTCTAATAGTATCTGTGGTATCGGGAAGATGAACCATATATGGCAAAACTACTTCTTTTCCACCCGAACATGCATTATTTGAAAAATATGAAACATATGCCCATACATCACCGTGTTTATGTGCCGGATCAACCATTCCCATTATATGGACTAATACTTTTGCTTTAGTGGGAATAATACCATCATTGTAACCAGATTTACACATATAAATGTGTGTTGCACCCGATGCCTCAAGTGCATCATCTATTTTTTTTATTCTTTCAGTTGCATTATCATTATTATAATTGGAGCATGAAATATCATAAGTTTCAAAATTATCTTTTATTCTTTTAAGACCTTTTGATTCATTTCGTGAATCTTTTGAATCATAAATGAACACAGATTTATTGTGTAACAGTGTTTGATTATAATGTGCATAATCAAACATGGCAACACAAGTTCCACGTTCATTCATAAAAGGCTGATAAAAGGCTACAGTTTTCATTTTGACTTATAAAAATCAATCACTTCTTGAATAACATCATCAACATATTTAGTTGGTTTCCATCCAAGTTGTGTTTTTATTTTTTCACTGTTTGGTATTTTTTCTGGTGCCTCTGAGAACAAAGGACCGTGCAATTCTTTTGGATCAATATGAATTATTTTTGATGTACTTGATGTAAGCTTTTTGACTTTTTCTGCAAGGTAAAGAATAGTTTGTTCATTTAATTCATTTCCTATATTCCATTCCTGATTCCATAAATGGTCTGGTGCTGTGGATGCAAGGTATATTCCATTTACAATATCTTTAACCCATGTAAATGCTCTAAGTTGTTGTCCCGAATAATAAACTGTTATATCTTTATTCTTTAATGCTTGCTCTACAAATCGTGGCAATACAAAGCCACCATCTGGTAATTGATATTTACCAGTAACATTAAATGGTCTAATAATTTGATACTTAAACGAAGAATTTATTTTGGCTTGATTGCACAATACAATTTCAGATAAAAGTTTTGCAATTGCATATTCATTTCTTACAGTAAACTCACCATGTAAAACTTTATCATCTTGTTCTTCAAGATAACTTTTATGTTCTCGGTATCCATAAATTTCTGAAGTAGATATAAAAATTAATGGACATTTATTTTTATTTGCCCCTTTGATTGCCCAATAGATATCATCTAAAATTATTCTTGCCATTGTTCCCGAATGTTTTAATACACCAACGGGACCAACAGGAGATGCTAGATGTAGAATTAAATCAAATTTAGGTAATGTATTCCAATCTACTTTTAGAATATCAGATATAATAACTTCAGTATCGTCCGTTAATTTATTTGAATTTTCAATAGCATTTGAAGACAGATTATCTATTATCCAGATTTTCCATCCTAAAGATTTCCATTGTTCAATACAATGAGCTCCAATAAAACCAAGTCCACCTGTTATTAATATATTTTTCATTGATAATTTTCCACAATATTTCTATTTCGTACCATAGAAGAACTTGATGCGCCTGAATTGGGTCTATCAAATTCAACATTCAATATAGATTTATCCCATGGCAACCACGTATTACTTATATCGGATCTATTATCTCCTATAAACAAATCCCAATGCTGATAAGTATCTTCTGGTAAATTTTTATAAATTGCTTCGTATTTACTAAAATCATACTTTCTTCGCAAATGTTCTTCTCTACATTGTCCGGGAGGATGATTTAAAGGAGATCTCCAACTATAATCATACATTGCTTCTTGGCTTTCATACAGAGCCAGATTATTAAGTTTTATCCTCCATACCCAATCTCTGTCTTCCCAGCCTTGAATAAATCTTTCATCCCACCAACCTATTTTTCTTATTAGTTCTTTTGAAAATCCCATGAATCCAACATTGTATAGTAAAATACAAGCAAATCCATTTTCCAAAAGATGTAACATTTTTTGTATTTCTTCTGGTTTTGGTGAGCATCTGTCATTTATTAATACGATCCATTCTGTAGGAGATGTAACCACAGAATGATTTATCAATTGAGAATATGTTGGATACATTTTAGGGTATCTATCTATACGATTATTCCAATGTATCTTGTAATTTGATTCAAGGGGCTTAAGAGCCTGCACTTGGTTATTTACTAAATCTCTATTACACCCACAATGCAAACAAATTGTAAACTCATCAATATTTAATTTCACCGCTGACATATTTCTCCAATATACTTAAAATATATTTTGCTCTTGCAATCTCAGTTGCATTATTTATTAACCAATCACGTTGTTCATTCAATTTATTTATATATGCATCAGTTGGCTTATTATCAACAATTAAAGATGACATTATTTGTTGTAATTCTTCCTTTGTGGAATATGAAATTGCTGGACAGTCACCTGGAGAACAGTATCTTGGTTTTAAATAATGATCTCTAAAAAGCAAAACAGATCCAGCTGCAATAATTTCATAGTTTCTCATTGCATCCCAACCACCACGCCTACAAGATAATCCGAACCATGATTTTGACATATCTTCATAATAGTCTTCTTCATTGGTAAAGATATAATGTGCTCTATTTGATTCATTTGGTATTTCAAAATTTGCCATTCTGGGATATGCTTTTTGATATAGTTGGCATTTTTTGCTTAGATCGATGGGTAGTATTCGGCTTTCAGGTAAACCAACTCCTGTCGGGTATACATGAGGCTCTTCTAAAATAAGTTGTTCTTTAAATGATGGCTTTGCCTGATTTCCTATCAATACTTCACCACTATATCGAATATAATTGCCAGCTGTTGCATGCCCATATAAATCATGACCGTCAATATAAAATTTTAACTTACATTTTTTTTCTAATTCTGGGATATCTTCCATACCCCACGCAAATGCAGTTCCATATAAGATAACATCAAATGTTTGATTTGTTAAATCTCTACAATGGTCTGGTATATCTTCCATTTTTTCATAATAAAGAGAAAATCCCTTTCCATGTAATGAATCTTTTGAAACTGTAGAAAAATCATGATATAATATTTTCTTCCTTGGGTACTCTACGCAATTCTCTTTAAGAATTTTTCTTAATCCAAGCAAAATTAAATTTTCCATATAATCGCCCTGAGAACGATCTGGTTTATGTAAATTATTATTTTCGTCAGTTGTTATATATAAAATTTTCATTACATTCTCCATTGCTGACCACCAGCAAAATGACGTATAATTGTATCTTCTTTTTTGGATCTAGTTATATTATATTGCATTAAAGCTGGTCCAATCTCATCAGATTCCTCTATGAGCAATGTTGTATTCCATTCGGGGCCTAAGATTTGTACATTAGAATTTAGCTCTTCTATTGAATATTTTGTATCTTCTGTTTTATATTGATGCCAGCCATAATTTGGCAATGTAAGAAAAGATACCCAACTATGAGGTATTATGCCACATAGAGTATAAAATGCGGCCTGTTCTCTAAAAGCCTGCCAATGTGGGGTATTTTTATTTCTATTCCATAGGTCTTCATCAAGAATATCATTCACAAGTTTTTTTGACCAATCATTTATTTTCATTTTGTAAGACCCCATGCAAAATGAATTTCCATTATCTATGCATACTGAAAATGACTTATCACATGGATAGTCATTTTCAAACTTATCAATACGCATATCTGCATCAAGATGTAGTAATTCGTCTCCATCTTTTAAAATTCCGTTATCTAACATCTCTTTAACTAAAGTGAATTTCCACCATGTGGGGTTTTCCCTAAACACTTCTCCACCTTTGCTAACAATATATTCGTATCCATGCATATCTGCAAATTGTTTATTTCTTGGAGAAAATTTTGTTTCAAAAAACTCTTGGCGTTTATCTTTATAGTTGGCAATAACAAATAGTATTTTTTTCATTTTAATCTCTTTACAATATTTTTATATGTTCCATCCAGAGTAAAATATTCTGAATAAACTTGTTTTGCTTTGTCTGCCATTTCATTTATTTTTTCTTCTGAAATACTATTTAAAATTGAAGGCAGCTGTTTTAAATTTTTTGAATCCACGATAACACAAAACTCATTCCAGTTTAATTCATCGGACCAAGGCAAAAAGAAATCATCACTTATATAAACTGGCACAGCACCCAATTGCATGGCTTCATAAAGTCTAAAACTTGTATTTCCGTATCCTCTTGGACACAGAGCAAATTTACTTCTATTAGTAATAGTAATAAATTCATCTAATTTTGATTGTTGAATTGTTGGATTCCATTGTTGTCCTGAAAAATAATAATTTGGTTGTGTATTACATAAATTATAAAGTTCTACTCTTATTTGATGTGTTATTGATCCAACAAATGATGCAAAAATATCTTTATTGTATGATTCTGTTGGTAATGGTATTTTGGAACATGTTGCCGGAATTGGAATAGGATTTAAATTTTTAAGATTTCGGCGTGATTGTGAAAGAGAAAATACCAGTGTATCTGGAGGCAACTGATGTTTTGGCGCATCATCATGTTGACAAACGGTAAAGTATTTTTTTGATTTATCCAAAGAATCTAAAAATTTTTGTATTTCTGGATCTTGATTTTGGCAATAAAGCGTTGTCCAACTTATTGCTATATAATCTCTATCTAATAGAGGCATTTCTTCTATAAATTTTTTATAGAAATGATCCTCTATATAATCTCCAGTATGATACGGTGGATATACAGGATACGTTGGAATAGGTCTTAAATCATCACGAGTATAAATCACAGATACCAAACCCCAGTTTCTTTCAATCTATTTATCTTGTTTTCCAACCCAACAATATAATTGCAATGCAACATTATTGCTGTTTCTATATTTGTTCCCTTGGCATCATAAAAATATCCACCATTTGGAAAATAGTTTAAATTAAAATAATCAACATCATTTTGTGATAACTGTTCTGTCAAATATTTGTTGCAAACCAATTGGTCATCTTCAATCGTTTGCATACCAAGATCGTTTATAATTTTTTCTGATAAACTATGTTCAGGAAAATACATTAATCCGGTGCATGCACATTTAACAGGATAATCAATTTGAAATGTTGGTAGTTTTAATTCTTGTAAATAACTTTCTGGGTTTTTTATAAAAACTACATCCGTATCTAACCACATTAAATTTTTATCTGTATTATAATATTTTTTAATTATATGCCATTTATTTTTTACTAAATTTCTAAATTTAGAATTTTTATCCCAAGTCCAATTAAAATATGGTTCTTCGGATTCATTAGCAAATAAATCAACAAAATATCCTTTATTGATATAATAATTGTAAACTGCTCTATCAAATGCAACGATAATAAATTGTGATTTTTTAATTCCTACTTTTTCAGCAGAAATTAACATATTATCACAAATATCTCTACAACCACTGTTTAAGTATGTCAGGTATTTCATTTTGATGTAAAAAATTCTTTCATTCTTCGGTCAAAAACTTTTTTATCTTTATCATACATTTCGGTATTTTCATTTCTAGCATGCAATGTATCCCATGGTGCTGGAGTCCATTCGTGTTTAATAATACAAATGGATGACATAGCAAATTTTTTCATTGCCTTTAAAACTATTGTTTGTTCTGTATCCGAATATAAAGAAGTATATTCGGGGTTGTAAATATAACCAAATTCTTTATATAGTGGCCAACCCATGATACACAATGTCATTAATTCGTCATTTCTCAAACCATCGTCAAATTTAATGGCTCCATCAAAATTTGGAAATACGTGCTCAAAAGCTTTAAATATAATATCATCATACCCTTGGCTTTGCGGAATCATATCATCTGATGCAAGAAGAAGTACATCAGCGTCTTCATTTTCCAAATCTGCATTGACAGCTTGTATTTTTGATTTAGAATGACCGTAATTGTATTTGAGATTAATTGGTAAAGAATTTAACCAATTTTTAATTTCATCGTTGTTCATGGTGAGATCGTCTTCGTCCATAGTAACAACAAACTTTACATCATGCTTTCCTGAAAGGAAATCAATGTAAAGTTGAAATACTTTTTTAAATTTTTCTGGTCTATTTCTTGTTGGAAATTTAATTAATAATCTAGACATAATACCTCACAATTAATATAATACATCATATAAAGATGTCAAGTTATTTAGTTGACTTTTTCCTAAAGTACTTTATACTCCAAACCAAATGAATCTAGAAGACCTCAAGAATAATATTACTAAAGATTCCCAAATAGACTCTACAGAATTAGGTGTAGAGGCTCTTAAGATACCTCAAATACACGCAAAGTATCTTAATATGCTTACAGACTTTAAATTGCTTTTGACTAAGCACCAAAATGACTATGCAATTCAAAGATTGCGTAAGTGGAAAATCTTGACTGGTAAAGCATCCAAAGAAGAACTGGAAGCATGGGGGGAAGAACCATTTGACTTGGATCTACTCAAGACCGATGTAGAGAAGTTTATTGATGGTGATCCCAAGATTGTTGAATTGAAGTCCAAAGTGGCTGTCAATGAAATTAAGGTCAAGATGGTTGAGGAATTTTTAAAGGCCATCAATAATCGAAACTTCAACATCAAGTCTGCCATTGACTGGCAAAAAATGATGAACGGCATAGTATAAATATTATGTGGATATTGAAGTTGAATCTGTAGATGAAGTCCGTTACTACATCAAAACAGAAAAAGGAATTAAGCAAGAACTACGAGATTATTTCTCGTTCATGGTACCCGGTGCCCAATATATGCCTATGTTCAAACGGCGTATATGGGATGGAAAGATCCGGTTATATGATATCCTTACATCTACTCTTCCTCGCGGTCTAAAAACATATCTTGATAAGTTTTCTCAAGATCGTAAATACTCATTAAATATTAAAGAGAGTAGGAATCCTTTATGTATAAAGGAAACACAGCTTGCACAATTTTACGATACCCTAGCGGTATCGGTAAAGAAGAAGCCCGTACAGATGCATGCTCATCAGCAACAGGCTATTATGCATGCTTTGAACCATCACAGATGCGTATTGATTTCTCCTACTGGTTCGGGCAAAAGTTTGATAATCTACGTCTTGGTCCGGTTTCTACAATCCGTATTATCATCAAATCGCAAAATTTTGATTCTCGTACCAACCGTTGGTCTCGTGAATCAAATGGATTCTGATTTTTTTGATTATTCTTCTCAAGATCCATCTTGGTCTTGCAAGAAATATCTTCATAAAATTTCAGCCGGGGTGGATAAAGATACTAATAAGCAGATAGTAGTCTCTACATGGCAATCAATATATAAATTGCCCAGAGAATGGTTTGATCAGTTTGATGCCATCTTCTTTGACGAGTGTCATCAGGCTAAAGCCGAATCAATAAACATGATTGGACAGAAGCTTGCTAAGGCTTGGTTTCGTATTGGTACGACAGGAACATTAGACCAAGCACAGGCACATAGACTTAGCATTGAAGGTATTCTTGGTCCCGCGATTCAGTTCATTCAAACAAAAAACTTAATGAACAAAGGATTGCTTGCCACTATTGGGATCGACTGTATTCTGTTGCAATACACCGACGAAGAGAAACAATTGCTTAAAAAACAAAAATACCCTGACGAATTAAAGTGGATTATAACTAATAAGAAGAGGAACGAATTTGTCAAAGAACTTGCCCTCAAAACCAAAGGCAACACGCTCGTCCTCTTCAATTACGTCGAAGATCACGGCAAGCCTCTCGCCGCTCTCTTGGAGTCAGCAAAAAGCGGTAGACCAATATATTTCATCTCTGGAAAAACAGAAGCAGATACAAGAGAATATATTAGAAAAGTTGTTGATACGGAAAGAGATGCTATACTGGTTGCGAGTTATGGCACTACTAGCGCTGGTATCAACATTGTTAATATCGACAATATTATTTTTGCCTCGCCTACTAAGTCTATAATTAGATTGCTACAGAGCATTGGTCGTGGTCTCAGAGTATCTGCAAAAAAGAAAACATTAAAAGTTTTTGATATTGTTGATGACTTGTGTTGGCTTAAACACAAGAATCATATCTTCCGTCACTTTGAAGAACGTGTAAAGATATACAAAAAAGAAAAGTTTGATCATAAGATCTTTTCTATGTCTTTAAAGGACACCCTAAAAGATAAATAATAGAGAAGGGAGGACATACATATGTCCGAATCACTTCCCGAGAATTCTTTTGGCGGTGTATTGCGAGTTGTTAAGCTTACTTCAGGTGAAGAAATAATTGGTATGGTAAATGAAGCATACCCCGATAGAATTTCAATTAAGTTACCTGCTCGTATTGAAACATATGTAGTTCGTGATGAAAAAAGTGAACTAATAGAATACGTAAAACTTACAAACTATCTTTCAAACATACGTGGTTATGAAATTTCATTATCACGAAATGTAATAGTCTACATGGGTTCTCCAGCATTAGAATTAGAAAAAATGTATGAAGTATTCTTCATGACCATGCAGACAGATTCGAAGACAACAATTGCTCCAATGCCAGATGATATGAAATTTGGCCATGAAGCAGGGCTTCAAATGTTGAACGATCTTTTTACAAATGAAGATTTTGTAAATTTTGTAAATGACATGATCGATAGTTTTGAAGCTGCTGAAATTTTAATAGAAGATGATGATATTGAGGAAATAGAAGAATCTGAAGCAGAATCGGCTATAATGGATACTCCACAAGAAGAGGCTCCAAGCCCACCCAAACCAAAGAAACGCCGTACAATGAATCCTGAGATTAAAAAACTGCCTTTTAATCCAGAAGGGGACCCAAAATCAGCTGAAAGCTGGTCAGATGATCCTAAAGATTATCTTTAAACTTGATTTGTCAGATCATCGGGGGCATCAGGATCTAACGTATAATACGAAAATTTAAATTTACAACTTGCTTTTTGCAAAATCGCATCAGCACTATCTGATTGAAATATAACTCCACTTAAATTTGTTGGAACAATATATTTAAAAGTTACTGTTAAATTTGTACAAGTTGATGTTGGATCGTATATTAATAAATTTGCACTTCTGTGCCAATCTTGATATTTGATATTGTTTTGGTCGTCGTTTTCAATATTTGCCAAATTGCGCATCCACGAATATAAACTCTTCCAATTTTCCAATCTTGAATCAACTATAAATTCTACATTTAAAGTTTCATAGTTAAATTGCATAGTTGGAACTGGTACCGTTGTTCCAAAAATTGTAGGTTGTGCTGTGTCTGGTACGGTGCATCCGGGAAGATTGACTCTCTGGCAATTCAATTCAAACTGCTTTGTACCTCTTCCAAAGACTAAGGTAAAATAACTGTTGTAAAGTGGATTGATGTTTGAATTGCAGCTCATAAAATTATTTATCCCAAAACAGAAGTCCTCCCCATTTCTGGGGAGGACTTCGAAAGGTTTCCTACTTTTCTCAAGACCCCATCAATTAGATGGTGTTACCGTGGAGGTTGGTAACTCTGGTCAAGCGGTAGTATTGGTTGAGACCGGCAGTCAAGGTATCAGCGTCTGGGACGTTGCTGCTATTGAGAACATATGGGTTAGCAACTACACCATAACGGGTCTTGAAGGCAATACGAGGTTGGAAAGTATTTGGATCAACTGCACGTACCATTTGTAGCGGAACGTATGGGCAGTAGAACAATCCAGCATCATATGGCGATTCACCCTTATAACCAGCAACGAAGAAGTTATAACCGAGTGGGCTATATGGATCAATGTAAACCTTGATCTTACCACTTAGAACACCAGCAAAGGTGCTTTGAGTATCATCAGCATTGATTTGTGGTGAGATAGCAGGGCTTAGGCTCATGAATCCAGACATTGCGAGGGCGGCTGCGGTATCGCTATCGCAGATGATGAAGTTGCCCTTACCACGGCGGGTTTCCTTGGCGATTGCATTGCATTCGCGCTCAATTTGGAAACTTAAGCCACGGAAACGTTCGGCAGACCAACGGCCATCTGAATCATCATCAAGATCATAGGTTCCCTTGGTTGTGAGGTCATTTTGTTGTGAACCACTCTTAGCAACGTAGTAAATGGTCTTGACGATTTCACGGTTGATTTCGGCAAGAATTTCGGTGCTGAGTAGGTTAGCCAACTCTGCTTCGGCATCTAGACCGTGAACAGCCTTGAGATCTTGGGCTAGTTCGACAGTATAGTTGCTGCTTAGAGCACGGGTCTTGGCTTGTACAGCAACGCGGTCGATGCTGAATGCCATTTGATTCCATGTAGCATATTGACCATTGGTATACTTCAAACCAATGCCTGCGCCGCAAGCACCTGCGATGAGGGGGTTGTTACCGATACCTTCACCACTGGAAGTTAGGATAGCGCGGAGATTTTGGAGTTCGGTACCAGTTGGAATAATACCTGCAGCAGCATTATAACCAGCAGATAGACCCTTAGAGTTGGCAAAGGTTGAGCCCAAAGTCCAACCTGAACCACCGTAAGAAGCTTGTGGTTCTTGGAACATTGCTTCAACGTAACCAGACTCAGCATAAGTCTTACCAGTACCAGCGTATTGGTAATTAGCACGCATAGCAAAGATGAGGCCAGTTGGGGCAGTCATTGGTTGAACGCCGCAGATATCGTATGCCATTAGATTTGGCATAGAACGACGAATGAGGCTGATTAGAACGGGGTCATAACCAGATACTGCACCGGTGTTGTATCCGGTTGAAGTGGATGGGCCACCAAGATTGGCGTTGCCACCCATATCTTCATAGAGATGTTGTTGGCGAAGAGCTTGTTCTTGGTTTTCTAAAAGAACTGCGGTGACTTTCTTGCGATAGTCATCTTTGATTGCGGGAAGGGCTTCATGACTTAAGACAGGATCCCACTTTTCTGTGAGAATGTCATATGGTGTGTTTTCTTGAAAATTCATTGTAGTTATTATCTCCTAATTGAGTAAAATTATTTAGTAAAGTGAAAGTTTAGACTTTTTTATTGAGTCTACCAAGTGCACCAGCGTAGTTTTCTACGAGGTTTGTTGATGTTTGTTTGACGGGAACGAAAGTTTGCTCTGGTTCAATATTTCTTGAGGAAACTGGACGAGAACGAGTTAGGTAATTTTCACGAATAGCAACGAGCTTTTCGCGGTATTCTTCGGGGCTGGTAAAGGCTACATTTTCCATTAGATTTTGTAGCTTGACAATTTGTGTATCTGCAAGTTCTCTGGTTTCAGCAACAAAGATGCCTGCGCATTCTGTCAAAGAAACTTCCTTCTTGAGGTTCATATTGTACTTAACGGCTTCATTGAGTTTAGCTTCTAGTTCGCGGTTTGAAGCATAGAGTTCATCAAGAACATTGTACTTCTCGGCAGGAACGTCGATGTAGTGGTTTTCAAAGAGATTCTTTAGACCGCTGATGAAGTTTTCTGCAATTTGTGTCTTGACACCTTGCTCAACTGCAACAGCATTGTCGGTCATCCATTCTTCTACGACGTAATCTAGATAATCATCAACCTTCTCAACTAGAGATTCGGTGACATTATCAAGATAATTCTTTACATTACCATCAACGTTTTCTAGAATCTTGGCAACTTTGGTTTCAACGCGCTCAGTGACGGCTGCTTCAAAGATAGCTTCTAGTTGATTGATTAGCGATGGAGAAACGTCTTCACCAAGAAGAGAAATCAAAGCATCATGAAATTCTGCCTTTAGTTCTTCATTAGTTTCAACGGGTTCATTTTCGCCACCTTCTTCGACTTCTTCGGTTTCTTCTTCAGACTCATCGGAAGAAGATTGCTTGGGAGCAGCGGCCATTCCAGCTGAAGCAGACATTGTTGCGGGAACTCCGGGCTTACCAATTCCAGCCATTACTGCAGGAATGCCAGCAACAATGGGTGATGCAATTTGGGAGCCTCTTCCCGACATATCTCTATCTGAGCCACCAGCGGATATTGGGTATCCAGCCATGGCTGCGTTTTCTTCTGTAATATTATTCTTGCGTGTGTTTTTCATAAAAAGGAATCCTTGTAAATTATTTAGTAGTTCTGATACTTATGGAATTTTATAACCCTTAGATCGCAAACCTTTAATCTCTTCTTGTCTTCTGGCCTGTCTTATAGCGTTATCTTGATCTCTCTCAGAGAAGCGTTGAAGTTCATCTTCACGCTTAGCTTGTTTTATGGCATCATCTTGTTCTTTATTTGGGTCATATGGTTTTCGTTCAGATCTTGCTTGTCCGGGTATTGCAAGAGCAGTCCATGGGCTTCCGGCTCCCTGTGCAGCCAATTCTTGTGTGCTTCTACCAATTTTCTTAATATTTGCATCAAACCAATTAGCACCACTTATATCTGAAACTTGTCTTAAAAGTGTTGATGCTGCGCCGGGGATAGCAGAAACTAATCCTGAGCCAATTGCACCTACTATACCACCAAGAACCTTATTATTACCAACACCGGATGCGTTGATAGCCTTTGCAGCAGCACCACCAAGTTTTTGTGCTCCAGAGGCATCAAGCCAATCGGCTGCATAATCAGCAGCCTTTCCTACACCATATAATCCTGTTGCAACAACTTCTGGACTTAGTGAAACTCCAGCAACATTAAAATCTTCGGTGTCCCCAAACAATACATTTGGTTCTTTTTTCTTACCTTTTGGTTCGGGTGTACCAACGCCCATTCCTGGATCAGAACCAGTAATTGATTTAAATGTTTTTTCTTTGGTTTTTTCTTCAAATATTTTATTATTTAAAGATTCAACCAAATATAACTTGGCTTGTTCTGGTAAGTGGGACATTATTTTATTTTACGAAAATATTCTTCAAATACGTTGACAATATTTCTATTAAGAAGTCTGGAAGGTGATGTTTTAATAAGTTTTCTTGCTTCGGCAGCTTCTCTTTCTTGCCACGATCCTTCAACAAACATCCATTCTCTGCCTTCCATGATACCGTTTACAAAGGCATTTGGAGCAGATGGATCGGCAACGATATCAATAGCGGCCAACATAAAGTCTTCTTGAACTTCTTGGTAACCATTCTTAGCTTTTAGAGAACCCATACCACGAGTTGATACACCAAGCTGTGCACCCTCATCGATAAGATTTTTTACAATCTTTCCCATTGGGGTATCTAAAACTTTAGCTTTACCATAGATGTTTTGACCATCTTCATGAAGTTCTTTGACAATATGGGATACTCGGTCAAGATTGACTGTTGGGCCAGTTGGATGATTCAATTCACCCAATGCACGACCTTTGTCAACATACTCATTGATATAACGCTTGCACTCTTTTAATAAAGTGCCTTGTGGATATATGCGGCCATTGCGGTTTTTTACGCCAGATTGCATGAAGACACCTTCAATGAAGTAGGTCTTTTCACCATTTCCTACATTCTCTTTGATGTACTTGATGTCTTCTGTTAGTTCCGTGATTAGCTTCATTCTTGTTCTTTCTTGCCTAAAATGGTTTTGGCAACAGTTTTGTACTGTTCTTGTAGACGTTGCCCTACCTTGTTATAAAGAACCTTTGAGGTTTCATTTTTAAAGGATACGGCGTTTTCTTGTACTACATTTTTGATCATTTGGCGGATGTTGTTTTTCATATTAAATTTTTTACTTTCTGTGAAAATGTTAGATGTTGTTTTAAAGCTTCTTCATTTGTTAAAATCTCTGATACCATTTTTTGTCTATTTTCAGGACTCAAAGATTCAAAAAGTTTTTTTAACAAAACTACATCAGACTCTGAGATATTTATACTAAAACCATTTTTAAATTTATGTATCCCTGGATTAAAATTTTCTGTGAAATCAATAAATTCTTTTAATTCAATAGAATCAGGCGTCTGTTCTTCAGTATACAATAACTTTTTAGATACATTATTTTTGACTTGCAAAAAGCTTTCATGAAGTTTTATTGCCAAAGCTTGAGTTAAATTTTGTTTAAAAAATTTCTCATTTTTGGATAACAATCCTTCAATACTGTTTTTTAATAGTGTAGTAGTGATATTTTTCATATTACTGAGGCTGGCCTTCTTGGGCTTGTGCGGCTTGCTGTGCAGCCATTGCTGCCTGCTCCTGTGCTATTCGTTGTCTGTCAATCTGCATTTGTTTTTCTAGTTCAATCAGATCTTCAGGCAAATATTTCAAGATATTGGTTTTTACATAATCTGTAGAGAAATATTTACCAATGTATGGCTCAACAAAAGAAAGCATCTTTATACGCTCTGAAAGAATTTCTGCTTCTTTTAGATCCCAGAAATAGTTGTCGGTGTTGAAAACTACTTTGATATCTGTTTTGAGCTGTCTCCAATCCTCGTCTGTCATTACTCCTTTAAGGAGCAACTGAACTCTGAGTGTATCCAAGAATAATTTGGAGAACTGAAATCTTAATCTGTCAATAAACTTATAGAATTTAATTTCTTCACGAGTGATCTCAGTAGATCTACCCATGTTGAAACCATTGCTTTCTGGAGTCAAGCGGCTTAGTGGTACATTGAGGGCACCATAAAGTTTCTTTTTGAAGTACTCGGCATCTTCAATTTGGGAAAGAGATTGTGCTCCCGGCAAAGTGGTGATCTCTGTACCACGTGATCCTTCACGGCGAGGTAACCAATAGTCTTCCAGAACAGACATGAATTTGCGCTCATCTCTGATTTCACCAGTATCTTGGTTATAAATTAACCGAGTGCGGAAACGGCTCATCATATCACGCATATATTGTTCGGCTTTTTGTTTTGGAAGCTGACCAACGTCTACGTAAAATACTCTTCTTTCTGGGGCACGGGCAATTCTATAAACAAGCAATGCATCTTCCATTTGACGCAACATGTTTAATGGTCTGATTGCTTTATGCAAATAACCCAAAACTCGCTTGCTGTTTAGATCTACCAATCCAGATGGAACATAAACAACGCTATCCAAAGATAGATGGAGACCTTGTGGTCCAGTCATGATATAAGATTCTTTATCTGTATTTGTATACACATAAAATTCTTCAATATCTTTGACTAACTGAACAGGAGTTCCGTTTGTTCCCTTGTCCATTTCTTTTTTGAGCTTACGGATTTTTTTAATCTTTAATGGATCAATTGGAATGATTTCCTGAATACCTTCCATTGGTAAGTCTTTATCAATTACAAGATTATAATAAATCTTGGAATCAATATACCAACGACGAAAGGTTTCATAAGATCTGTGATTAAAATCTAACAGATGTAAAACCGTTTCAAATTCTTTGTATATTTTTGTTTTAATATTTTCTGAAATGTTGCAATTCGATAAATCTAATTTTACTGGCTTGTGATCGGTGCCGGGAACAATTGCAGCATTTACAATTTCATCAATAGCATTATCTAGTTCTGGATATACCGACATATTACGATACTGAATAACAGACTGTTGTTCATCACGCATTGTTGCAGCGTAATCCAGAGCAGTTCCAAAAAATCCACCAGCTTCAACAGTTACAGTACCATCAAACATCTCTGGAGCAGCAAATGCTTGTACCGCTTGCTCTCGGGCATCAGCCTTTGTTGGCTGTTTTTTTCCAAACTGAAATCCAAATATATCAATTTCCATATTTCACCTTAGTTTCTTCTTGTAACATTAGTTATCTCAATATAATCAAAAACAATGATAACGTTAAAACTATTTAACGTGTTTGGATTACCCATGTTTAGGTTTATTGGTTGAATTCCTGCAGGCCAGCAGCCGTACAATTTATATTCTTTTAAAACAGAATTTGGACCATCTTCACCATTTAAATTTAAATGTTGTATTTTCCAATTATCCGCTTTATATCTTTTTGGAAGTGTGGAAGATTTATTGGTATCGTGGTTGTTTATAAGATCTTGCCACTTTTGAATTCTTCCCCAAATATTATTTGATCCAGTATCATCCCACGCCGTGAAAGACCATGTACCGTAATCTTTTTCACCAGGATAATGATATTTTCTACCAAAATGATCATAGCTTATAGTCTTGGAGGCTGCGTTAGGTACTGTAGCTGCTCTTACATGATAATCCGTAAATTTTCCACCTGTGGGAAAACTACCGATTATTTTAAATCGGTTAGATCGTGATCCTCCAAAGAAATTTGTTTTAAAATCTATGAGCATAGTTTAGCTATTATAATTGTCTTGAATTCTAAGATAATCGAAGGTAAGTGTTGCACTAAAACCAACAAAGCCAACTTCACCCATATTAAGATTAATTTCTCCGACAACCGATGGCCAGCATTTATAAAGAGTAATTGTTTTTATAGGATTTCCGTTTAAATCCAATTGTTTTATTTGCCAAGTTGTTTGAAGAGTTTTATAAGAATAATCATTTCTAATAACTTTGTGGGTATAATGGCCGTCCATTTGCTCCGACCAAGTGTGTAATGCTTTCCATATATTTTTGGTATTATTATCGTCGTAAATGCCTATAGCCCAAGTACTATAAATTCTATCCCCAGCATATGTAATCATTCTTCCACGGTATGGGACAGATATTGTATTAATCTGTGTAGCAGGCAAAGATGCGGATACCATTTTAAATGCCGCATCATTTTTATCAATACTAATTCCATTTGGCCACTTTGGCATCACCACGAACCTATTGGCACGAGTTCCACCATTAAAACCATCTTTAAAATTAATTATTGAATTTTTTGATGCCATTATTGTGTTAGGGTTATATCGATTATGAAGCTATCAATGCTGAGAATTGGCTTGATTATTACTTGAACCGTCAAGTTTGATGAATTATCAGTATTATTAGATGCGTCGCATATAATTTGAGTTTTTGTGCTATCAATATATGGAGTAAATGGATCTATTGCAGTATCTATTTCAGAAGTAATTTGTGCACGGGTGGCGGCATTATTTACATCAAATAGGTATTTCAATGCAATGTCATTAATAGCTTGCGCTAAAGCTGAACGAAGTCTTGATGGGCCTATTCTTTCGTCAGATGATACTACACCAGAATTGTTTGCAGTAGCTCCAACAACATCTGATCCTAAAAATTTAGGATTAAAGTTTACAAAGAAATTGACTCTATTATTTCTTAAAACCGTTTTTAAATTATCAAACCAATCAATAGAATTTGATACATTTCCATTTAATACAGTTGCTCTATCTATACCAGCTACAGTCAAATACTCTTCATTTCGATTTAAAGCTCTGGTAAAGAATCCACCTACATCAGAAACTGCTGGCAAGGTATATGTGATTTTGCTAGTGCTTAATAACGAAGTTGTATCTAGATCTGTTACAGTTTTTAAACCACAAACATTGAATATTCTGTTGGCAACTTGTGTTCCGGTGACATAGGCAGACGATCCAAACAAAGTTGCATAGTTTGCCATAGTATAACCAGCTCCCGTAACTCCCGAACTATCGGCAACGCTTGGGAATATACCTACAGTATATGGTTGATCTATGAGCCATTGGCATAATGTGGTTCCTGCTTGTTGGCCAATTACTATATCAAAATAATTTTGCTCATCTATAATATATTGGTCCAATCCAGCTGCAGATCCAGACAAAACCAAAGAACCACCGTAAGCCATATAATTTATGGCAAACAACATATCTGTACCAGCAGCCAATGGTGTTAGACGAACAGAGTTATTTTCTACTCCGGCAGTTTGAAAAAATCCAAATGTTCCACCTGCACCGGGATCTGATACCAGACATGCCGTAACTCCACCTAATGAATTTAAATCTCCGATAAAATCTTGTGGTGTGGTATAAACAATATATTTGTCTAAAGTAGTACCTTTTGCGGGGGTTCCAGATCCAGTATTTCCCCATGTTCTGGACCTTGAGTATATAAGCCACCCAAACAATCCACCGGGATCATTGCCAGCAGCACCAGAAATACCATTAAATGTCAAACCGCTGTTGTATGTATTTCCGGCGATCATACCAGCTACTAGGGTATTAGTAGTGCTTTCTGTCGAATATTGGTTAGAGCTTATAAAGGAGCTGAGTGATGGCATTTAATTTCCTTTTTCTGTCAAAATATTTAGCATTCTTACGAAGGATACCAAACGACACCGTTTTCTACAAACTCACCATCATCTTCATCATTATTTTGATTTGGAGCAAATAAAACATTATCATCTTCTGGTTTTATAGCTTCTTCATAGTTAAATTTTGACTGTTCTATAAGATCTGCAAAGTATTCTTGTCGAGTTAACCAAGCAAAAAATACCAAAGTCATAACTAAATCGTCATTTTGTCCATCTTCAGCTTTATATGTATTTGATTTGGAGACAAATGACATCAATTCTGTTATAATTCTATCATCATTTAACAAAATTTTATTTTCTTCTACTAATCGCTTTAATATAGCACAACCAATTTTTTTGGTTTGTGCGGTAGTACGTATACCCATTTCATTTTTTCCAATACCACCAAATCCCTGAGATAAAACTTGACCTTTTCTTCCCATAACTTTAGTCATCAATACATTTTCATATTCTAAATCTGTATGAAGTATGTTGGAAACCTGACCTCCCAGATCATTTGTCTCAATTAAAACATAAGCATTATTATATGCTTTAGCAACATTTTGTATAACTGTTGGAAAATTAAAAGGACTTATAGTATTGTTTCTATAACTACAAACAACCTTATAAGGGGTACTTGAGCCTTCAATTACAGTAAATGCTGAGTAATCTGAACCCTGTCCTCTAGAAACATCTGCTTGTAAAAAATAAGTTTTATCTTTTTGAGGGGTTTCATATACTCTATGCCCTTCGGCATTTTCAGATATTGGTTCTTCTGGTGCCAATACATTTAATTTGGTGGAAGAAATAAGAGTATTAGAAGACCCTAAAAAGCTACATCCATATTCTTGCTCAAATTGTTCCGGGCTTGTGTTGGCTATCTGTTCTTCAGCCCACACATCATCTCTTTTAGGACCACCGGGAGTAATTGGAACATCTCTCCAGCTTACTTCTACTGGGATAAATCTGTTTTTTAATTTATGGCCTTCTTGTCTGTTTGCATCTACCCAAAGTTTATGAAAATGGTTCATTCCATTTGGGGTTGAAACAATAATAAGTTTTGTAGTTAAACCTGCTGAAATAGTTGGATAAGTAGATGAATAGAATTCTTCTGCAATATGCGATGGCAAGAACGCGTATTCGTCCAATAAAAGTAAGTTATAAGAACCACCACGGATTGCTGAAGACGATGTTGCATCACATACCACTCTAGACCCGTTTTCCAGTTTAAAACTCGTCTTATTCCATTCTACCACGCCTTGTTGAAGAAATTGTGGAAGATTTTCATAAGCCAGCTGTAGTTTGGCAAATAATTCGTCTTTAGCAGTTTTTAATTTGTTTGCCAAAATAGCTACGTTAACACTTTGATTAAATGTAACATAATGACATATATAACCAATTACTGAAGTTGATTTACCAGATTGGCGAGGCCATTTAGAAATAACAAATCTATTTTTATGTATTTCTCTGACAAATCTTTCTTGATAATCATATAATTTAAACGGCATTACACCTTTATCAAGTGTTTTTACTTTTACATATTTACTGCAAAAATATACTGGATCATTTGCACATTTAACATATTCTTCCAGTTGTTCTTTTGTATAAGGTATTTCAACGCCAGGAGGTTTTAACTTTGGGTTGTTTCTGTAACCTTGATTATTATTGTTTTGACTCACTATCAATTACCTCTGCATCCATCACTTTATCCGTACTTCTATCTTTATTTAATAGATTCTGCAGATCTTTGGTTGAACCAACAAAAACAGAATTGTTTGTTTGCGTAACTTTTGTCGTAGTAGATGAAGTTGTATCTTTTGCTTTTTTGTGCACATCCAAAACATTGTTGTTAAGGTCTGCCATAGTTTTTAATAAAATAGCTACCACTTCAAATGCTCTCGGTGAATCCGATTCAGTGGCAACTTTTAATGCAGCTTCAAGTGCTACATTACCATTACCAATCAAATCTTTTAGATTTGATTGTACGGTTGCATAATCTTTTTGAAAAGAAGAAGAATCAAATGTTCCACCAGAAATTACTTTATCTTTTGGCGTTTCTGCAACTTCATTTAAATTAAATAACTTTGATAAATTTTTATTCATATACTCAATCTATTATTACAATATTTGATGATGTAATTCCTGTGACAGATTTAATTTCACCAAATATCCACGATTTGGCCAAAAACTGAAATGAGGCTATATTCAGCCTACGGCTTGATAAATCACCTTCGTATTTTTCAGTCAAATTATTACTTACCATTATAATTGGTATCTGTAAATTTGTCTGTGCCGCATTCATATTTAAAGTGATTATATGTTCGGGAACAAAGAATGGCATTATTTGTTCTATAATCTGTAACATGTCATCTGTGTGTCTTGTGTAAACATACAAATTAAAAGATACATTTACGGGTATTTGGCTTGATATAGCACTTCCTACTGGACCACATGGTGGAGCTCCAACATTATTAGGCTGTACCTTTCTGCCCAATCGTCTAGACGCATCCGATACAATACTATTCATTGAAAAACTTATAATCGGAAGTTGTGTTTCAATACGAGTTCCCGGTGTAATAGAAGAAGGCTGCAATAGTCTTTGAATAAATTTTTCTTGAGGTGCATAATGAATAGGCACTCTTATATTCTGTGCACTAGATGTATCTGGATCAATATGAGCAACTTCTATATTGCTAAACAATGATCCAAAACCAACTACTAGTTTTCTCAAATTTTCATTGTAAAAATAACCAAACATTTTTATGAGCCTCCTGTGCAGCCGTCTTCACTGAATGGATCATTGGGATTAAATCCATATGAATTACCTTCTGTCTGTAATTGATCATTTACTCCCAATGTTATGCCCAAATTATTTGCAATTGGTATAATTACCGATCCAGAAAGTCCTGCTGTAGTTGATGTATATGGGGAATTGATATCCTTATTCAAAGTCTGAATCTTTTCATAGCTGTATGTGAAGAGTTCCGCGGTTATCTGATACGAATAAAGTTTACCCAAAGGATAAAGGGGATTTTCATGTTCGACAAAATTAATTTCAAATAATGATTTTGATAAAGGAAAATAAATTAAATCTCCTTCTCTTGGTCTTGTTATGGTGCTATCGATAGCCGTAACTTCATCTCTAAATCTGCGTCTAGCCATTAATAAAGAAATTTTGTCTTTAATCTCTAATCCAAATTGAGTTATAACATCCGTACCATCAAATCCTTTATAGGACTGTATATACATTTCTATTGTATAGATCTTTTCAAAAGAAGAAGATGGGTCTTCACCAAATATTTTATCAATGTTAAAATATTTTCTAGGAACATAGAAACAATCCTGACCCACTCCTTGGATTAATTCTACCGTCAAATCTTCGATTAAACGTTGTTCTGTTACAACAGAAGTGGTATTGATGTATGGATTTGTTGCCATGTTATCCGATCATTGGATCAACTGGAAGTTCTTGAGTCTTCAACAGCATTTGTTCTATTACTTCTAATTCTTTGACGGCATCTTGCATTATTGCTGCAGCATTTAGTGATGCACCACCAGGCAATGGCATTCCTGTAAACTTTATTAAGTTTTGCGCCCATTGTTTTTTAAGTAATGCCGTATAATGCCTTTGGAAGATGCGATCATCCCATGCCTTTATATAATAATCTGGATTAACTTGAACATATGCTTCGACCATAAGAAAATTTATATGGTCCATTCTAGAATCTTTTACTTCTAAAAATAATCTATTTGTTGTTTTTGTATATGTAAATGATACAGGATAATTAAACACATCATTTATTAAACTAAGGTACTGCATACTTTCCATATATGAAGCCATTGGTCCTTGTGATAGACCACCTTGGTTAAAATATAAACCAAAGAAATCAAATAGTGTCATTTGATATCTCAAATCAAACATATAATCGCCAACGGTACTATTTGGACTATAAACCTGACTAATGGTTCGAATGTCAGATGCAGCTGGCCAGTATGCAGTGCTTCCGCTTGTACTTGAAGTTACGCCTTGAGCTCCAACTGCGTATCCAAATTTTGTTACATCAAAATATTTGCCAGTTATATTATCTTGTGTAATCGGAACAACAAACTGTGCACGTTGATTAAAGTCAAAATGACGTTCATGCATATACTCCAAAGATTCATCTAAACGATCTTCAGCTTGTTGAGGATCTATGTTTATTTGAAGTACTGGGGCACCCAGTTTTCTAAATGCATAATTGATAAAATCCTGTCGGGTGGTTATAGCCATACAAATATTTATGTATTCTCTATTATTTTATTTACTTGATCTATAATTCTCTCTTTTTCTTCACTTGCTCCCAATGTAACTTGAATATATTGTAAGTTTTCAGGATCTATTTGTTCTATTTGTTCTTTTCTATCTCTTATTTCGGCTGGTTTATGATTTGGATCATAATTACTAAATCCTGGCATTTTAAGTGGACAATTTAATACAGGATAATCTAATTTTGAATATTCTTCATTATTTTGCATCAACCAAGTATGCTTTTTGTCACCGCAGCCACATTTATTACAAAAATATTTTTGTGGTTCAACTGAACTTTCTTTTAAATAAGGACAAGGGGTATTGACTTCCAAACCACCAAAACAAGACAAAACTCTGAGTTGTTTTGTTTGTAAGTCAGTTTTTTTGTTTCCCAATCCTCTGGATGCCAACGATGCCGCAAACATTATCATCTTATTAAACATAAATTATATCACCTTATAATCTATTACAATTCCTGCTGGTATTACGTGTTGTTCTAAGAACGTTTTATAGTTTTGTAAAGTATCGTATTTGGAGCTTGTTACAGATATTTGTATATTTGAATATGTTGTTGTCGTAACATACACTTCTGTAATTCCAAAACCAAGTAAAGCACAGATCAAATATTTTATAGCTGGAGGAGTTCCTTTGATATTAAAATAATTTTCATCTGCTTTTATAGAAAATATTCTTAAATTTGGTAAAATAGAACTTAATTGAGATGAAGATAAATTGGCGTTTGGAAAATAAAAATCAAATAAAGCTTCTAAAAATAAAGAGTGCATATACAAAGGAACGCGTATATTTTCCCAATTAAGCTGTGCACCGTAGCCATAATCTTGGCTAAAAAGCCATCTTAAATAATTTTTAATAATTGGTATTATAGTTACAGAATTTGTTGTATCGCTTTCATATGAGTTTAAAATCCATTCTGGAAATAAAGACTGTACTGTAAGTAAATCTCCAAACCATGGTTTTAGTATTGTATCACGAAAATCACTACCTAATACTGTAAAACAACTTTCAGCAGCCAATTGTGCTTTTGTTTGCAATTCAATTTTTTGATTACTGTATAAAACAATCATTGTTCGTATACCAAATTTATTCCCGCAACTGATCTTGCTCCCAAATAAGCCATCAGTGCTGTTTGATTAGTTGTTGACAATCCAGTAACATAAACTTTTACTCTTCCCGGAATACAACAATCATTTTGAACTGTTACCAAAGATGAATCGGATGTTCCCGCAATACTTGAACCAATAATTGCATTAGTATAATCATTTAATGTTACGCATCTGTCTTGTCCGGTGGCTTTAAACAACAATCTGCTTCTGGCTTCAGTAACTGATATTTCATCATAACCTCCAGCAGGTACAGTTGAGGCCACAAAAACGCCATTTGATCTAGTACTTACTGAAGCATTATTTCCTGCCGAACCATTGGATACAACGGCACGAATTAGAACAGTACTTGAAGTAGGTATTTCTTTAGCAGTAATAAAATTATTTGTTACAATATAACCCTGTGGCCCATTAATAACGGTAAATGTGTTATTATTGTCAGTAGTAGAAGTAGTTCCTTTGTCAACACGGGTCCATTTAGTTACTACTCCAGTACCAGTAACAGTTTCATAAAAACTAATAGTTCTAGGATCTACTGTATAGGGCAACTCACACGATTGCGTTGCGTAATCATAATTTGTATAGCTTGTTACACTTTTTCCAGAATAAAGTTGAATAGAATTACTTTGATTTGGTAAAATAGTATCAATATTAAAGAAATAAGTTTGAGCTGCTGTGGTGGTAGTTGCCAAAAAAGTAGAATAATCTTCAAGAGTTGCACCAACAGCATTAACCGTTCTATTTGTAGATGCTCCTTGAACAGGGGCAATCAATACAGAGCTATTTGCAGCAATACCCAATATGCTTTGCATTAAAGTAGTAGTTGTTGCAAATGAATTCACGTATCCAAATTGTGCGTATATACCATTATAAGCAGTAGCTGTAGCCAAAATGTTAATCAACATATTTGCAGCGCTAGCATTATTTTCAAAATCAATATCAGCTAAATCAGGTTGTTCTTTAAAAAATTTAATTAAAGAGGTTCTAATATCACTAAAATCTAATGATGCTACATTAAGATTTTTTAACTGGTATGTCATTATAGTTCTACCTCTATCGTTGTGCTAGAATTTGATTGCCCATTAATTCCATTATTTAATGAATATGTTATAAAAAATTGAAATTGAGTATCAGATGCATATTCCAATCTAACTTTAACATTATTCATTACTGGAATAGCAGATTCTATATATGCGGCCAAACCAGATTCCAGTGGACCTACTTGAGCCTGACCAGAAAAAATATAACTAAAATAATCTGATCCCAAATTCATATTGGAAACAAGTTCACCTTTTTGTGTTTTGAGAACATTTTCAATATATTGAGAATAAGCATTAAATCCGCTCACCATACCAATATCTTTTTTAGAAGATTTGGAATTAACTTTTTCTAATAATATTGAAAAATCTTTGAGCGCCATAATAATATTTATATCATGAATAATATCGAGCCACTGCCGATTTACCACCAACATCTAATGGTGCTATTTGCGTAAGTGAAAGTGCTGTTTCATGTGTTCCAGAATTTGTAATTACATGTTTAATACCTGTAACATAATATGTTGCATTTAAAACAGAATTTGTTGATGCGTAAGGAAATCCACTTATACCATTTATACTAAGGTTAGCAAGCTGACCAACCTTTAATGTAAAATCGCCAGCAATCGTCACATCAACTTTTCTTCCGTATTTAATTGCATCTAGAAATTCTGCTCGTTTGACTGGTGTTTCAACTGGGGTATTCCAAAAAGATGCAACATTTAATCTTAGTTTTATATAAGCTTCATAATTTGGCTTAATATCAGGACACAGGCAACTATATGGTGCGGAAGGAGTTGCCCATAAACATCCCATCCAATCCAGTCCCAATTTTGTATTAATTTGATTACATTCTTCATTTACAACATCAAAATAAAGATCGATGGGTTGTGTTGTATTTAAAGAAGGAACGGTTGAAGGCCCAGTCCAAAGAGTGTAATTTGAACCAGATCCTCCACATCCACCTCCACCAACAAAATTTTCTGTGCTTCCACAAGAGCCTTTGGTGGCTGTATAAAACCCAATAGCTTCTGCGATTTCTAAAACTCCAGGAAATCTATCAAAACATTCTTGTAACGAGGAGGGGATTCCCGTCGCCCCTCTGGTTATTGCTGCATTAGCACATTCATATGCATCTTTACTTGCTACAGGATAGAATGTTTCTTGTGAATAGTTAGTACCATATGTAATAATCTGATTTGCCATTTAATATCCTTTAACAAGTTCCGTCTACAACATTTTCAGCCCAGAAATATGTAACACTATTGTTGGGATCGATCTGTTCAATGCATACTTTTGCAATATGCATTATATTTGCAGATTCTGCAAATGTAGCTGTAGCTGGTGCGCCAATTGGTCTGTATCCAAATCCAGATGCGGCTGATGTATTTGACCAACCCGGTGGCAAATATGCTCCGCTTAAGCCTCTTTCATTTAAATTTATGGCCCATGTTGCATCTTGACTGTCATTTGATTTTGCTGAAGGATCTAATGACCATTGCTCCAACAAATGCGGATAATAAGTATTTCCCGATCCACCACATGCTCCAGAAGCTGAACCACATGCTCCTGATATTCCAGAAGAAAACAGTATCTTGTTCCATTTATACCTATAAAATTTTGCACCACTTGGTAATTCTGGTGTTGTTTCTGTTTGTGGTTGAAAATTACCACCAGTACCACCTGTACCGGTAGCACCATAATAAGCAGTATCTGGCTCGTATCGCTGTAATACAGCAAAGAAACAATTTTCTCCTCTTTTACCCATACAACATAGAGAATGAATAACAAAGTTTTGCTGTTCTATTTTTCTTAATTGTTCTATGGTATTTTGTATTTTAGAACTACCAGATGGACCTGCAAATTCACTAGAACCACAGTTTCCAGTCGTCAAAGCTTTAAATGTATTATACCTAATATCCATTACTTTTTGTAAATTGGTACTCTCACCAGGAATAATAGATGTAGTACTAGTTGCATCGGTATCATTTTCATTAGGATAATTTGGATGAATTGGTGTCAAATCAAACATATTTTTCCACATATCAGGGCTATCCAAAAATGCCATATAGCCTTTATCACCCATTAAATTCAATACACCATATGATGATTCCATGCCATATTGATTTCCCAACATGTTTGTAATGGATCTGTCATTAGTTGGTGTGCCCCCATCATAATATCCCCAAGAATTTTCAGGATAAATTAAATCACCACCAGAAGGAGCTTCAGTTGCTCTTCCAGCAACACTAACTACATCAATATTATATTTTTGACCGTCATCTTGAAATTGAAAAGTTAAATTTTTTAAAGCATTATTTTGTGCAGCATTAATAGCATCCGAAAGTGCATCTCCACTAAGGCCGTCAGGTACTGTTACATTATTTGTATCTAAGTATTTTGGAGTTTTTCTAATGTAATAATAATTCTTAGATATCCATTGGTAAGCTGGATTTGTGGCCAAGAAATATGCCTTACGATATTGTTTTCCGTCAGATAATCTTTCTTCAACAGCATCACCATTATAAACAGCAACATTTACTGGTTCTTCATCTTCTGCAGATACCATTTCTCTTGAAAAAGATTTAAAATTAAATGCCCCATTCATAGAAGTCCAAAAGAAAAAATTAGGATTTTTGTTTTGATCAACTGCCATGGTTGACAAATAATTCATCATTTCAATCGCATTATCTGGCAGCGCTTCTTCTCTATTATTAAAAGGTATAAATGGTCTGTATAAGAAATAATTTGATGCCGAATCACGATATCCTTTTGCTTCTGGTCGTTCACCAAATGTAAAGACCATTTGTGCTACAAATTCATCCACAGTATAAACTTGTGGGCTTTTATATCCCAATAATTGATTTAAAGAATTGGTAGAAAAATATCTATAATAATGATTTGTAAAATTTATTACTAATAAAGTTTCTTCAGAATCAGATGCTGCGTTATTACTATATGAAACACTTGTAATATCACATTCCCATTTATCGCCATTAAAAAATTCAATAGTTAAAGTTGTGACATCATTTAGTTGAATAGCACTGGCAATATCTTGTTTGTCTTTTACCAATAATGCTCCAGACGGAAGAACATCATTAATGTTTTCGACTATTTCCAATCTTTCAAATTGGCATTCTGTATTTTGTCTTAAAATATCAAGATTGCCTAAATAAATTGATTTTATTGTAGAATACGCTGGATTAAATCTGGACTGTGTATTTGCCATATCACTTATACTTAGTTGTTATAAAAGAGCTCTGAACCAGCCCCAATTGGCTTGGAACATATGCTTGGACGATTTTAGATACAGTATCAATATACTGTTTCACAGATACTGTGGTTTCTGTTACCAATAGACTTGGGTCTCCGGGTGTTACCATTTCAAGTTCTTCATCGATTGTTACATTTGATGATTTAGGTTGTTTATAAATTGTTTTAGCATCTTGTGGTGTCGAAACTGATATAGTTTTATTTAAGTAACTTGTTTTATCTGCTGTATAATAATTTCCAGCAGATGAATACGAACCATCAGAATTTAATTGGATTACGGCAACGAGGTCTTGAGTTGCGTTGACTATAATAAAGGGACCAGTACCACCACGTTGAGGCCCAATAACCATACTGCCGTCATAAAAAGATGTTTCTTCAATAATAGCAAATGGTCCATTTAATTGAAAATTACCAGTAGACCCATAATTATATACTGGTCCAGTATTTCCTATGTACGGAAGCACAATGCTACCCACAGGAAAAGCTACTCCTCCTGTTGTGGCTCCGGCTGTAGGAAATAAAGTCATATTAATTTTTTCTTCATTATTTTTTGAATATATTGAAGCATTATCTTCTAATAAAAAGAATGGATTTATCACATTATTTGCAGCAACAATAGCCCAAAAGCTATCTGAATCAGTATATACGGTATAAGCTGCTTCCAATAACGTTGTTTTGTTATCTATAGTAATCGTGCCTTCTTCTATTGTTGTACGCTCAACATCCAAATAAGTAAAAAAATCGGAGATTCGAAAATCACCTATGCTACTGGTAAATACAGTTTTTGGAAGATTATTAAAAAATTTCATTAAATTTATCTCATATACTTTGTAGAGATTTCAGATTTAGAAAGAATGCCACCATATGAAGGATCAAAAGTTCCTGTTTCAAATTCACTAAAAACTAATCCCAGCAAAGTAATAGATGATGCTCCATTTGGCAAATACCTAATAACAGGATCGCTTTCATCATTTTTTTGAACTTTGACTGTTTCCAATACACACACTAAAGGTTCACCAAGCCAGTTTGCAGTAAGATTTGCTTCACCGCCACCACGACTTCCAGATCCTAAAGCAACTTGATTTCCACTGGTTACCTCTAATGCCCATAAATTTTGTGGATAACTTCTTTCCGGCAATCCGGTAGCTACTGTTGGATATGAACACTTTCTAAACGTACCTATAATATTTTCAATTTGTATTGATTCTTCTTTATTTTTTGGTATTAAAGCATATTGAAAAAAGTATTTTTTTCTTGCTTCTGAAACCATGCTCATTTCTGCTATATTACTAAATCTTCTATAGGTAGAGGTAGCAAACATTCTTTCCCAATAAAATGTGGCTGGTTGTATTGCTCGTTTTAATATGTTTAACGCACCACCGCTGCCAGCATTTGCAATTCCTGCTCTAGAAATCATTGGACCGACCGGATTATTATTACTTTCACCAAATTCGTGTGCTGCCAAATATCCCGGTTCTTTTGGCATTGGTAGACTTATTCTTGCAAATGCTCTATTAATAACCCCTGCACGGGTACGCTCAAAGTTTTTTAAAGAATACTCAGCACTATAAAACTGCATCCACAGTGGTTGCTCTTTTGCAGCCAAACCATAAGGATATTGAAATTGATTTCGTGCCATATATGAATATTTAGATAATTTCTCTAAATATTATTATGGCATACAGAACAATATTTAACCCAAAGAATCCCAAAAAATATGCTGGGGATTCATCTAAAATTGTATGCCGATCCTTGTGGGAACGCAATGTATGTAATTTTTGTGATGAACATCCCAACATAATTAAATGGTCTTCTGAAGAAATAGCCATACCTTATGTTAGTCCAATTGATAAAAAAATACACAACTACTATCCAGATTTTTTAATACAGTTTAAAAATTCTGAAGGAGTACACACTTGGATGGTTGAGGTCAAACCAAAGAAACAAACTTTTTTAAAAGAGAATGCTTCAAAAAAAGAAAAGGTAACCTGGATCATAAACAATGCCAAATGGAATGCTGCTAAAAACTATTGCAATAATAATAGTTTTGTTTTTAAAATTTTAACAGAAAAAGATTTATTCTCCAATGCCAATTCCAAATAACAATTCAATTTTATCAATAAAAGACTTTTTTGATCGCCACAATGGTCTTCAAAGATCTAATAGATTTACATTATCTTTTTCAAATTTGCCAGCTACCCTACCAACTATATCAAATAACGATTTAAATCCATTAGCAATAACAATAGGTGCCAGAGCTATAGATGGTGTTGCAGATGGCTTGGCTGGCTATGGACCCGGTAGAACAATTCCAAGATCTCAAAAGTTTCCTCAAGGTATACTTTTGACCTTTCCAGTAACTAATGATAATTTTATTACATTGTTTTTTAATTCATGGTTTAATTTAATATATTCTGGAGGAAGACAATCACCAAAAGCATCATCAACTAATAATGCCAGAAACGCTACACGTTTTCCATATCAAGTTCAGTTTTATGACGATATTATTGCACAAACACAAATGAAGATCTCTTTATTAGATCCAAATGGAAATCCAAATGTTTCATATAATTTTTTTGAAGTATATCCTGTTGAATGTTTACCAATTGAATTAAATATGTTGAAGTCTAATGATTATTCAACATATACAGTTCTTATGCTGTTCAGAGACTTTAATTTTTATCAAGGAATTTAATTTATGGATTTGATGAGTTCTTTAAAAAGCCTGCTACCCACTTACGAAACTATTTTACCTTTTTCTAAACAAAAAGTTATTTTTAGACCCTTTAAAGTAAAAGATGCAAAAAGCATTTCTGTTATTCTTCAAGAAGAAAATAAAAAATTAGCATTGATATCATTAGTTGAGTTATTAAAAAACAATACTGAAAATGTAAACATAATGAATCTTTGTATGGCCGATGCTGAATTTTTATTTTTACAAATCAGATCTAAAAGTGTAGATGAACAATTAAATTTGATTTACAATCAAGAAAAAATTCAAGTTTATATACCAGATATTAAACACAGAAATGAAATATCATCCGATACAGTTACACTCACAAATAGTGTTTTTATTACATTAGAAACTCCAACTATAAAAGATTTATTAAAATTAGACACATTAGATAAAGAAGATTTTCTAAAAGCATGTATTAAAAAAGTCAATGTAGGTGGAGAAGTTTTTCATGTTAATAAATTTATTTCCGAAGACATTAAAACTATTTTAGATAATCTACCTTTAAACATTTTACCAAAATTTGAAGAATTTATGAAAACCCAACCAGAATTGTTTGTTGTATTAGAAACAAAAGATGGTGACAAGGAGGTCAATGGGTTATTGCGTTTTTTTACCTTTCGGTAAAGTTTTTTGATTTAAAAGATTATTTTACAACAAATTTTACCTTAATAAATAATTTTAATTGGAATCTATTTGATCTGGACGATATGATTTGGTGGGAACGAGAAATTTACGTAAAGATATTAGTGGATTACCAAGAACAGAAAAAACACGAACAAATGTCATCACATTATGATATGGGAAGAGGAATGAATCTATGAATGAAAATGAAGTATCAATAGACGTATCAGCAGAACAAAAATCTTTTTCTGCATCATTAATGCCTTCAAGCATACAATCTGCAGAAGTTTCTTCTGAACAACAAAATGTTGTTTTACCAGAATCAATTTCTTATACGGCCACCCAACCAGATATTAAAAATTCAGCTCAAGCTGAAGTTTCAAAAACGGCAGTTGATTTAAAAATTAAATTTGATGCAGAAGCACAATATAAAGAATTAAGAACATCTGTTGATGGTATACAGTCATCTATATCTTCTCTGGCAAGTAATGCCAGAGACTCTTGGCTACCATATCCAAGGCCTGCTGAAAAATTTGAAGAACGTCCTCTGACAGAACCTACTAATTTAATATTTGAGGCCAGACGAGAAAGATTTTCAGAATTTCCCCGATGGGCATAAAAAAAGCCCCCTTGCGGGGGCTTTTCTCAATCGTTCTCCATCTCGGAGAAGTACTTTAGAGGATCCTTTTCCTCAATGTCTTCAGACACTACAGTGTCTGCCACATCATCCTCAATGCTCTTGCTTTCAGTAAACTGAGCACGAACATCATCACCGACAGCCTTCTTGTAACGTTCAGAGAGTTCTGTATAACTCTTGAACTGGCTCTTGTCAACAAATGGCTTTAGAGGATATTGCTTCTTCCAAAGTTCCTCTAGCTTTTTGTCATCACCACCAAGAAGTGGGGCGGGAGATGCAAACTCTGAACGATCATAGTTAACGTAACCTCCGACATTACGAATCTTGATTTTGAAGTCTGCACCAGTCCAGAAGTTGAATGGGTCAACAGCAACCTCGTCCTGATACTCAGGGTGAGCGAGGCTCTGGATCTTCTGGAAGATCTTTGTGCCATATTGGTAAAGGAAAACCTTTCCCTTATTCTCTGGATTGGCAGGATCTTCAATGACAAGAATATTGGAAAAGTAAGTCAACTTGCGCTTACGATTCCGTGCAATGTTCTTGTCATCTTCAATACCACTATTCCAAAGTTCTGTGTTACCCTGACAAATTGGGCACTTTTCACCAATTGTGGTTGGGCAGTTTTCAAACAGCCAACCACCCTTACCCTTGAATGCGTGGCTATACACAGATACAAAGGGAGTATCTTCACCTTCAATTTCAGGCAGGAAGCGGATTACAGCGTATCCATTGCCCGACTTATCAATACCGGGCTTCCAAAGACGCTCGTCCTTGTAACTCTCCTTGGAGGTGAGTTTATCCATACGCTCGGTTAGAGATGCGACTGAGTTCTTACTCTTTTTCTTAAAATCAGCAAAGTTTGACATAGTATCTTCTTTCCCCAAGGATCTACCTTGGCCTATGAGTTCTAGTATTATGTATCACGGTTTCATTTAGTCAAGCGGAAGGCGTTTGGATTTCTTCTTCTTGAGTAAATGAAGATTGTTGGCTTCTTGTTGAATTTTTTCGACAATTGGTTTTGTTAGAAGTTTTCCAGCTGCACTGGGATCCAGACCCATTTCTTCTGAAATTTCTAACACACAATCCATAAATGTCATTTGTGTTATTTTTACTCTGTTTATAACTTTATTTGAAAATTGTTCTTTTGCGGATTCATCTATGTACATATTCTATTATAGCATATAATTTAATCTATTCAATATATAAAAGAGTCTAAATATTCTTGAAGAAGAAATTTAAAGGATAAAATATGCCATTTCCATCACCTTATTATGGATCAGATTACGTAGTAATTAACAGCGGAGCCACCTTTGCCGTAGGTGCTGACCCTGTTACCAATATTTCTGGTGGTTATTCATATTATGTACAGTACTATAAAATGGGTTTCGGGGCAACTGGTGCATTTACTCCAGTTACTTCCAGTAATCCTTTCCCAGTAACCGTTGCAACTGGCCTAACAGCAACAATTTCTGGCTTTTCTGGCCCGATATCAATCGTAGGAACTGTAGGTGGACAGGCTGTTACCGTAGGCGGAAGCGTAGTTGTATCGGGTCTAACGGCCTCTCCAGTATATGTACAAACTGCACCTAGCTGCAGAGTAGAAGTTACTGGCGGAAGATATTTAAGTAGACTTAATGATAGTGTTTCTGTTTTTGGACCAAGTGGAAGTACTTGGCTTTATGCAAATCTAGTAGATGGCACTGGAACTCCAATTGGAAGTTCCGGTAATCCAATGTACACCAATATAATTGGTGCAACCATTAGCGTAACTATTGACCCAACGGTTGGTGTAACCAACCAATCTGGAACAGCACTAAGAGTACAAGGTTTCTCGGGTGGTACATCATTACCAACAACTGTAGGTAATACTGTTGGAATTTATGATACAAATATTACCAATGGTTTGACAGCCATATATGGCGCAATCAACACCTTAAATACAAACCTTGGAACTCTTGGTATCAGCCGACCAACAACGTTTATCAGTGGTAGGTCAACTATTACAACCGGTGTAACTGGAATATATCCTGCTGGATATACGACCATTTCTGGTATCAACATCAAAGCATCATCATCCAATACAGATATTATTTACATAAACTCTGATGGTGTAGCTGCCCTTGGATATGAACTAGATCCTGGACAGAATATATTCTTGGATGTTCAAAATCTTAATACCATTTATTTAAGAGCAAAAACTTCTTCACAAATAGTATCTTATATGGCTAGCTAAAAATGAGTAGTGCAGCTTTAACAGTAGTAAAATCAACACAATCATTTACATTAGAATTTATTGGTTCTACTGCCGATCCTTGTTTGACTAAGGGTTATTTGGAGTCGTCGCCACAAGTTCAACTAGTTGGAAACAGTTTTTTCTTTAATTATTCGCAAAGTAAAAATGCTAATGATTTTAAGTTTTTAAAACTGTTTTTTGATAAACTTGGAATTGGATCTACCTTTGCTTTTAGCTCCGGCAAATATACAAATATTACTACTGGATCAGTATTATCCTGGGATGGACAATTTACATTACTAGGAAAAACAGGAGCATACAATCAGTACTTATACTTTAGTGGATTATCTGGAACATCTGGATTTTCTGGTGGCATATATGATAGAAATCTTTTTACAACACCACTTCAATTTACTGCAGTCACCGGAGCCACTGCTGCATTGCTAGTAAATAAATCACCAGATATGGATCCTTTAAATTTTACTTATCTGGGAATATATGGAAGTGATTATAGTTTTGAAGAATATTTGCAAGTAAATACGAGTACATCAAATCAAAAAAGAATACTTATTAAAAATGTATTGAAGTTAAATGATGGTACAGAAGTAATTTACATTGATCCAACTGTTAGTATTACAAATGAAAACTTGTATTTTCAACAGTCATTAGTTGACATTTATATGAGAGGAATTTTGTCTCCAGATGATATCAATTACGATGAAACATTAAATGGTGTATTGCGCATATCAAATACATATCCTGGTATCTACACACAATTACTTGAAAATCAAAACAAACAACAATATTTATTAAGAGAACTTTTAAATCCACCGTATCCAATCAATTATTATTGGTATCCCAACACAACATTAGTTAATTTTGGTTCATCCGATATTGAAGCATATACATTTGGAAGTTATGTGTTTTCTAAAATATATCAACTTGTTTATGACACAATTCGTGAACCTTTATTTTCAACTTCTGCAATTTTAGATGTTCCTACTGTAAGTGGTGAAGAAATATATAATACAATATTAATTGACAATAATGATGTTGCTACTCTTAACTTTATTAGTAACAGTACTGCAATTAGTAGAAATTTTAAAATAGATTTATCGGATGCCAGAAACAAAGACATGACAATTTCAGCATATACTGATTATGCATGTTCTGTACCATTGACAAGAAATTATAGAATTAATGGAACACCCGGCAGAGAAGGAGCGGCCTTTATTTATTTTTCCGACCGCCCCAATTCTCTGCAGAGTATCTATTTAAAACTTGCACGAGAAACTACTATGATACTAAGTGTAGTAATTTCTTAAATTTCAACCCAAGTATAACTATTTCCATCATAAAAATAAGAATAGTATCTACCGTTGGTATTCCATATTTGTCCAACAACAGGATTTAATGGAGGATTATCAGATGTGTATATTTCCGATACTCCTTTATAATTCCATGCATCTGCTTGCTGTATAGGAGACAAATATGTTGATTTTTCTGCTTCATAAAGTTTTCCTTGAAACAGTATTGAATCACCTTTACTATAAACAAAAACTGTTCCATTGGAGTTTTTAGATTTATAGTTTCCTTTAAACATTTTAAATTAAAGTTTCAGATGATTCTTTAGTGGGAGCTTCATTTGTTTCAATATCTGGGTTTGCCCATTTGGTGTAATATATTGCCATATCATCGGCAACATCTACTGCAAAAACAATAGCAGAATCTGGAATAGTTGTACCTTCATTAATTTTTGTATATGGCAACCAATTTGCCAAACCTATTTTATAATCTTTCATATGGACAAGCATTGCAGGATCTTCAACATACCATCCTCCATTTACTTTTTTTCCTTTGGAAATAACTTCTTCACCAGACAAAATTTTAAAATATACTAAATCCATAATAACCTTTCTTTATATTAATTATACGTGATTTACGCGCTTTGCATAGTTTTTCTTGGCACCACAGCCACACCCACCTGGTTTTTTATTTGTAGATGTATCATTTGAATTATTGTGTACATATAAATTATTTTCTATGCCATAATGTTTATTGATCATATTTAATTTAACTTGCTCAATTAATTCTTCATTTTTAATTTGTTTTTGTTTTATATTATTTTCTTTAAATTCTTCAGCTATTACAATATCCATTTTATTTTTAAAATTTAATTTATCAAATTTAAAAGATAATATTGGAATCTGAAACCATTTATTAAATTTAATTCGTCTAGCTTCACAACCACAATTTCCATTTGTTAATTTTATAATTAACTTTTTAATTCCTGTTTTTTTAGTAATATAGTCTATTATATCACCAATATGTAAACTTACAAAATTTAATTTAATTTTAAATACTTTTTCAAATTTAAAATTTAAATTTATTACTTTATAATATAAATAATTTTTTTGTTCTTCAATATCATTTTGATATTTTTCTTTATCTATAAGTTTTTCATTTACAACATTGGGATCAATAGACAAAGTACCATTATTATAATTTGTATACATTGTGTTAGAAACAAATACATTGTCTTGAAAATTCATATATTACCTTTCATATTATTTATGTTCATTATAAATATCATTCCTGTGATCTTTGTACTTCAACACATTCAATGGCAGATACTCTACCAACTGGAACACCAGAATCACATTTTGCATTAAATTTTCCAGGATTTGTTAATCCCTCAAGTCCTAAGAAACACTGTGGTGCTCCTAAAGTATAACCCGTGCATCCTAAAGAATTATACGATGAAGGTATTTCTTCATATATTCTCCATAATCCACCAATAAATCCAACGGGTATGCTTTCATCATTGTCACCCATTCCTGGTAAACGTTTATCTGCTGGATAATAGAATTTAGGATCATCTATAGAACTTTCTGTATCTATCTGATATATTAAATTTTCATTTAATTTACAACAAAATTTACATCCAGGACACGAACGATCATTGTTCGGACAACTTCCTGAAGGATATTGATCTCTGGAACAACTACAAGGTCGATCAGATGATGTAAAAGATGTATTGTCGCCACACCAACAATTACAAGTGATAGTCATTCCTGGTGGAAGTGGACCTGTGTAACCTGTAAAGGAAACTAATGGTCCAAGCCATTGATCGGTTTTACAGGTCTCTAGGTATAGCATAGAATTAAGATCACCATTGATAGAATCGTTCATCGCCCCTCCTATTGTTATTTGAAGAGGTGATCCATCATTACATATATCCCGACCATAAGTATTAACCCACCCCCCTGGTCCAACTAGATTTCCTACGCTTGCTCGACATATATCGCCACCCGGAGGATAACCACACTTAGTCTCTGTATAACACGGAGAATCTGGAGGTGGAGGATTGCATCTGTCGCAACCAGGTTCTACCACAGCTATTTCCAAGTTTAATTGCAATTTTTTAAGTACTCGGCCACCAAGAAATACATAGGGATAAGGAAATGCAGACTGAACAGTATATGCTGTTAAAATTGCATTTCTTGGTGTCATTATTGCATTAACAAGTTCCGAAGAAGTCATTCCATATGATTTACCCGGTTCTGGATATAAAGCTCCCACAAAGTGAGATCTATATGGTAGAGGTGCATTTTGAACTTCATATAAAGATGTTTCTTCATTATAACCATAATAATAATTTCTTTTAGCGTAAAAGAATGCAGTAATATTTGTTTTAATTACACCACAACAATATCCTAATCCTATACCAGATCCAGCCTCCGAAATTTGACCAAATGATTTTGAAGATTGCACAAAATAATCTTTATTATTGTAAAATCCTATTCTATTATTAACATAAGCAAAACAACTTCGATTTCCAAAAGGACCCGCACTACAATCAACTACTTGCGGCCATCTTTTACCCGGTGGACATCCACATTCCAACTCATTACATACACAATATGGACTGGGCCGTGGACATACTGCTGGGGGACTATAACCCTCTGAATAATATGCAAAAGACGATGGACTACCATCACCAACCCAACATATATCTCCACCATAACAGCCACCCAATTCATTATTTAATGCTCTATTTGCAGAAGCCATTGGACCATTTGGATC